CAGACGTTGCCGGAGATTATATCAAGGTCAATAAAACATACGATGCAAATAACAAGGTAGTCACATCGGCAAAGACCTATTCGAGCAAAAGGGAAGTGTTCATACAAGACGAATTAAGAGATTGCATTGTTCGTATAAACGAATATTGTCGATATCAAGCCGAGGTCTGCGGATATACTTCAATGCTCTTTTTCCCAGATACGGACGGTGGATATCTTGAATATTATTCATACCGAAAGTATTTAAGGGAAGTGTCTGAACGTGTACTGCATAGAAAACTCGTCCCCCATGCTTTAAGGCACACTCATTGTTCGGTTTTGGCTTCTCGTGGAATGAGTTTAGAGAGTATCAGCGACCGCCTTGGGCATACTGACTCGAAGATAACAAAAGAAATCTATCTCCACAAACTTCAAGAACTGAAAGACAAAGAGAACAAACAACTTAACACGATCCGCTTTATAGGATAAAAAAGACCCTTGCACGACTAAAAGTGTGTGCGAGGGTTTCTTTTACGCTTGTTTATGCGGTTTGAAGTGAGACACGAGGTCTATTCATTCCGTCCATTGTGTCCATTAAGTGTTATTAAGTCCCCATTTTACGCACTTCTTTAAAACGACCGCTCCCATTGTCGGATATAAAAGTGTGTGTAAAAGTGTGTGCAACTAAAAAAGACCCCCAAGGATAACCAAGGGGGTCAAATTGAGGGGAAAATGTATCGCAAAGCTAAATAGCTGAACGACCTTCATTAATGCCGAATGCGACATAGTGGAAGTAGTACATAGGATTATTATCCCCGAATGCACCCACAAGGTCGGGGTAATGTGACTTATAGAAAATGGGGTTGAACTGTTCTGAAGCCTGTCGAAGTTCATTCATTCCGAACATAACAAAGTGTTGCCACAGCTTATTGGGATCATGCCCGAACGCAGCTTCAAGGTCTGCGTACTTATTAGCGTAGTATTCGGGATCAAATACCGGTGCATAGTCGTAACCGTAAAACCAAAATCCCTCGTTTACGGACGGATTGACGATACATCCTCTGAATTTATAATCAGAACTCTGTCCCCATCTTCCGTCCCTGTTTGTCCTCGTCTGATTCCAAAAAGCATTTCTTGCGTTGTAGCCGGATTCGCTTGTCAAGATAGTGTTATCATCAAGGATATGCTCAACAACTGCCACATGACCCGCTCCATCCGTACCGCTTAAGGTTTTTCCTTTTTGCCATACCATAATGCCGCCCAGGGTGGGCTTGGGTGACACCTTTAGTCCCATTCTCACGGCTCTTTCAATGAAGTTCTCGGCATTACATACAAGCTGATACTCGATGTAGGGTTTTCCGATTATCTCGGCAAATCTGCCGTTGGCATAACCTACGCAGTTAGCAAGCACTGTGGCTTTCGGATCCGTAGGACTTCCCTTACACGCATCCGAATACCCACCATCCACTTTACGCATATAGTAGGGGCTATTCTGTGGTTTTGTGGTTCTCATCACAAAGTTTGCCATAATCAATCCTCTATGCTGTCAAACTGTTTGTCATAGACAGCCTTAAGAACGGTTACGATTCCACCAAGACAGGTGTTGAGTGCGGCAAGAGTTGCCGTGATCTGGGCGGTATAGGGAACATGCCAAATAGCTAACACCGCAGAAATGAAAGTTAAGATGGGAGCGATGCACTTAACGATGATACATAACTTGTCATAGGTCTTGTTTGATAACTTCATATTATGCTCCTTCCTGTCTGTACTTAAATTCCTTGGCTACGATGTCACCGCTCTGATTGACTATCATTACGGTGAAATGGTCGATAGTTCCGTCAGCAAAGTAAAGATAGTCGCTTGCCAGCTCGGAATGGTAAGCACTCATAGCATCTTCGAGAGAGTTATGAGCAAATACCGCCTGTGAGTCGGACTTAATGACAATTCTGTAATACATAGATTCTCCTTTCTTAACACTCTTTAAAAACTTCTCTTATCTTGATAAGTTCATAGATTGTATTTTTGGTGTCCTCTTTCATCATTTCGATGAACTCTTCCGTCTTAAAGTCTTCCTTGACGGTCAAGGTGTTGACGATATCAACAAGTTTGTTCTGCTTCACCGAGATATACGCATCACTCTTGGTTAAATGGTTGAATGATATCCACGATACATACTCTTTGTAGACCGTCAGAATAATGACTTGCCCCAAGTTCTTGTCATACCCTTTGGGTTTCGGGAGATTAGCTTCCATCGCCTGTAAATGCAACCACACATAATCTTGCTGTTGCTTGATTATGTTCCTTTCCCTGTCGGCATAATTAATCTTTAAAGACTCACTATCGAAGTTTACATATCCCCCTTTTATAAGAGCCACCGCCACCATGATGATGACAAAGAGGAAGATTAAGACGATTATTGCATTAGAACTTGTTAAGACTTCACGTATTGTTTCCCACATAAGATACTCTCCCTGATAAATCACATAGGATTTATCTGCATATATGTTCTTTTCTTACTTTGCCAAGAAGATGACTGTTCCGCTTATGTAATGCCCGCCTATGTAGTTTCTTATAAACACTTTCCCGGTATTCTTCTGAACTAATCCGATTACAGGGTCATCACTTGTTGCCGAGCTTGCCAAAACAAAAGGTGCGGATTCATCGGCATAAGGCAACGCACCAACAGTAAAGATATTTGTTTCAGAACTCATCGAATCTGAGAAACGGAGAGAAGATATTTGTATCATTACAAAACCGTTCTTTTTAAATGCTCTCACTGTTCCCGATAAAGGTGTGATGTCGTAGTTTATTGACACTGATTCTACAAAATCTGTTAAAGGGTTCATCTGCATATTCTCACACCGCCTCTCTTATTAGTACGTTAAACGCTGTTGTGGGGGCTGAGGTGAAATAGAGAGTCACCTGTCCCTCGCCTATCTGATGAGCATATAATTTACCGAAGTCACTCTGAGTTCCGTCTACATTAATCGGATAGTCTTCTTTCATTCCCGAATGGAAATTCGACAAAGGATTGCTACCACTGTCAGCCGTTAAGGTTATGGCATATAAGGTCTTGGTCACTCCCCAAACTGATACCGATGTCGAGGTGTAACCCGATGTGGGACAACGTAGCACATAAGAAGCTATTGAAGCCCCCGAACTGATCGCTAAAGCTATCCCCGCAAGTTCCTGTGCGAGTACGTCAGCGATATTCCTTGTATTCTGTTCCGTGGTATTAAGGCTCTCGTCTTTTGCTATTGGGTCAAATTGTATCGCCATATTATCTCCTTAATTTCCATCATCATATACTTGGCATAACTCGCCATTTACTACCGCAAAGTACGCAAGCGAAACAACCGTCTTTCCATTTACGTTATCGTCAACAGCCTGCAAGCCATCTGTAAACTGTAATTTGCTTTCGCTCGGGAGATTGACTCCGCTTTCGTCAACGATCGTGTGACCGCCCGAGCCACCGCCCCCGATATTGTCAATCTTGCCGAGGTTTGTTGCGTAGTCGGCTCTTACCTGTTCAACGGTATCGGTTGCTTCGGGTACGATTAATCCATAATTGGGTGTTAAGGTTGACATTTACTTGTACCTCGCTAAATAGGTGTAACCATCACTACCTGCACATACCATCAAAGGGTCGCTCATAGCGATAGGCGTAAGTTTGGGAGAATCACCCGTGTATAATATTCCGTAGTTTGTGAAGTCTGTTACCGCAAGGGAGTCGTCACTCATTAAGAACGAAGCCCATGTTCTTCCCCTTGTATAAACAGGGGGAGAAACTATCGTATTTGCATTGATGCCGATTGCTCCGATCGGTGAGGGTGTGTCTAAATCGGGTGGTATCGGATATTTGCCAAACTGCCATATACCGTTTATCTTTGTCGGGAAGTACAGATTGTTATTACTTGCAAAAGAATCAAGTGTTATGTCCTCGTTGTATATCGAATAGTCGTCCCAAAGTTGAGTAATACCTGCACCGTCAATTATGGTTGCACCCCAAAGAGCTTTTCTATCGCCATAATTTCTATTTGCGAATGTGATATCTGTATCGTTGTAAAAGCCCGATATAGTCCATCCGCCGGGCTGTTCATTCATAGCATAGGTATTGTTCGACAGATTAATGGTTGCATAAGGAGCACGATATTTACTTTGGTCTACGCTTGCACCGATTATGCGGATTACATCACCGACAAGCGTTGCTCTCGGTGCGTAGTTAGGGTCTATTCTATAAAGGTTTCCGCTTATAGTGTTGTAAATCGTATCGGCGGTTAAATCGAATACAACAATCTCGTTTGAATCAGTGACCAATACACCCAAATTACTATTAGTGTTTTCAATGCCGACCAGAAAACCGCTTGTACTATTAGAGTGAACGTCAATATTCTCGAAAGCGTGGGGTACTTCTTCCCATGTGGTAGTATCGAGTTTTCTTATCTTTTGGTCTGCGATTTCTCCGTTCTTTGTGACTACCCAAAGGTATTGACCCGTAGAGTCGAAAACCGCATAGTCACACGAATACAGGAACGTGGTCATGCCATCGCCGGAATCCATTCTGACTTCATCGTGACCATTCCCGAATATTGTGAAATTCAAATCTTCAATCGTGAAACTCATGCTAACTCTCCCCATGTCAAAGGTGAATCGGTGACGGTCATATAAACCTTTGCGGTGTGTACGCCCTTATCTCTTATTCTTGACCCCCATGTTACGGGGATATGTCTGCGACCTAAAAGGTACTTATGCGAGACTTCGAAGGTGTAATCGAGTTCATCATCAACAGTTATCTCGACTTTGATTAAAGCGGTATCGCTTAAGTCTCCGTCACAAGTGAACATGAAGCCCATCCTCTGAACGTCTGTCTTTTGTTCAAACTCAATCTCTGCTACTTGGGTTTTGGTTGCGCCTATGGTCATAGGGGTCGAACCGTCTGTGTGGAGTAGCCAAAAGTCTTTTGTTCCGATCTCTTGCCCCGTAGAATACTCGGAAGACAAGCCCTCGACAGTTTTGGTGAACCTATCCTGTGCTTCGGCAAGCAAGGGATTATCTCCGGCACACTTGACCGACATCGTGCCATCAATCTTATAGGTTATCTCGGTGATTGCTCCGAGGTCATAGACATCTGCTTGATTATCAACAAATGTCAGGACATCCCCAACATCATAAGTAGGGATTAACGGCATATCCGAGGAATAAGGCACATAATACACCCCATCCCACGAATCTATTATCTCTTGCAATGCTTGGAGTCTGTTGTTCTGATTCAAGAACTGTAAGAACGGATTCACTCCCAAATCAAGGACTAATCCACCCGTGTTGGAGTTGGATACATACTCTTGTACTCCATCGTTCTTATACGTTGCATATAAGCCATCGTAGGTGGTTCGGAAGTCTGATAGATTAGATGTATACCTAAAGTTGGAATGCACCGTGTCGGCTGAATTTGAGCCATAAGAGCCTATATACAGATATCCATCTCTGCCGATGTAGGCATATCCACCCAAATAAGCTGTGATATACGAAAGAACATCTCGCCAAGTCTTTGCATCTGCCACACTATCCGCAAATCCTGTCATTCTGCGTCCGTTCGGGAGTGCGCCGATTTGTGCGGATGTAGTTCCGAGAGTAACACCGCAAGCCGTACACATCTGCGATAACCACGCATAAGGACTCTGAATCGAGTTATTAAGTGATGCCGAAAAGCTGACCGCATCAAACTTGGTCATGTTGTCATATCCCTTTATGGTGATATGATCTAATGCCTGGTTTGCTTCACTTATCGTAAAGATTCCCATGGGGATGACATCTGCGGCTCCGTCAATCGAACAGTAGATTTCTACCACTCCGTTATAGAGTTCGTACCTCGACACAGCCGGAAGTATAACTTCAAGCGACAAGGTGGATGCGTAAGCTGTTCCAACATTAAGACTCTGCGAAGAAATGGATCGTGTGATTGACCCTGAAACTATCTTTCCGTTTGCCGAGTCCTTATCCGTATCAAAAGCATAAGTGACACCACCAACTGTTGTGATAGTGCCACTCCATTTCATGCGCCTGGCATTTGATTTGATTTTTGTATTGAAGTCTGCTGATGCGCTATACATTAGTAAGCTGTTACCTCAAAAGATGCTTTCCAATAAGTTTTTGTGAGGTCTGATACCAAACTGAACTTAAGATTTTCAATGAACCCATCAAATGTCTGTGCTGACAATGTGGCGGGTGAGAAGTATTTGATTGTTACGGTTCCCTGTCCGTTATAGGAATGAAGCAACTGATACCATGTATCGTCAACCGCACAGGACACCGACAGATGCGGGACATTGAATCTCTGAACATCTCTTATTATCGTTCCCGCTTCTGTCTTGTTCTTTTTGTCCTCATTATGGAAAGAGACTTCATAGCTGTCCTTTTTCAGAGGGAATTTATCTGTATCGAACCATAATTCTATTGATGCCATCATCTACCCCCACTTACTAAAGCGTGTCTCTGCTGTGCGTTTAAAATGATCGTGTCGAGTCTTTCTTGTCCGATGTAGACAGGGATAACAATATCACCGCCTACCGCCGCAAGCATTCCGTCATAACCCGCATTTAATGCGTTCATGGTCACGGGATAATCTGTGTTAAGGCTTTCGTTTGCAACATCTTCGACCGCATCTGTTACCATGTCGCTATTGTCTTCAATGCCGAGTGCAATTCCGGCGGGAATCCACTTACCAAGTTCTTCCCTAAATGCCCTTGATGGTGAATGTATTCCGAGTGCATCTTTTGCGCCTTGTAACAGCTTGCTTGCCAGGTTCTTTACATAGTCAACAAGTGCATTCCATCCGTTCGATATGCCGTCCTTGATTCCGTTTACGATGTTCGTGCCGATTTCAAGGAATTTCTGCGGAAGTTCTATGACTCCGTTTACAAGGAAGTCTACGAAGTCTTTGGCAATCTCTTTTGCCTTATTCCACAAATCGTTACCGAACTGTACTACCGCTGAAACAACATTTATAAATACCTCTGTTGCTTTCATGGGCAACGTGATTAAGAGGTTTAGGAAGTTGCCTATTGCCTGACCGATAAAATAAGCGAATCTTTCGGGTAACTGTCCGAGCCATGTGACAACCGTGGAGAACAGATTCGAAAGAACCTCTCCCGCACTTGATAAAAGCTGACCACCAAAACTCAAAAGAGTTGAGCCGATGGTTGCAAGTATCTGCAAGATTGAATCTATAAGCACAGGTGCAAGATTTATCAATGTCTGAACGATTGC